TTGTATAATTTTAAATTTTTTAAACAATTAAAACAAATGAAAAAAGAACTCAATTTAATCATGGAAATCTTAGAGAATTCCGTAAGCCTTCAACTTCATCATATTGCATACAGGATTGATGGAGGTTACTTAGAAGTTTATTCTAAGGATTCAAGACATTTTAGTGCTACTAAGTTAATAGGCACCATACAAGGCATTGACTATGTTAGCTCCTATGTGGATTACAATGAGAAATTAGACAAGGTAGTATTAGTAATATTTTAAACAAGTAAAATTATGGCTATAATAGCTAAAAATTCAGGCGGTGGAGATTATGCCCCAATGGAAAGTGGAATGTACGTTGCAAGATGCGTACAAATGATTCAAATCGGTACAATAACCGAAATTATAAATGGTGAAACAAAGACACACCACAAAGTAAGATTAGGGTTTGAGTTCCCGACAGAAACAAAAGTGTTTAAAGAAGAGAATGGAGAGCAGCCTTATTTCCTTTCAAAGGAATATACACTAAGCTTCCACGAGAAAGCAACTTTACGCCAGCACTTAGAGACGTGGAGGGGCAAGAAGTTTACTGAGGAAGAAGCAAAAAGCTTTGACATAACAAAGCTAATTGGAGTTCCTTGCACTATTAATGTGGTTCATAAAGAAAGCAAGACTGCAAAGGTTTATGCCGAGATTGGAAGCATCAGCCCATTGATGAAAGGAACGGCTTGCTTAGAGCAGGTAAACCCGACACAAGTTTTAAGTTATGATGAGTTCAACTGGGATTTATTTAATGGGCTTCCAGACTTCCTTAAAAAGAAGATTGAGAGTTCTAATGAATACAAAGAAATGGCAACAAGTAAAGCTTTGGAAAATAATAAAACAACAGATGATATTCCTTTTTGATATGAGAAACCCATTAGCAATATACAATGATTTTAGCCCGCTTTACGACATCAGTAAGGCGGAGCTTAAATGCCTTGCAAAAGAGCAAGCAGACTACATTTTAGAATCTGGATCAAGCGAGAAGGCATTTGCCTTTCTTAAAAAAATATCAGAGTTAATTGACAAAGTCGTTGATGGAATCAAAGATGATGCAATAGAAGAAGTAAGGAAAGGAAATAATACTGCTCATGGTGTAAAAATGAGTGTGGCGGGTAAAACTACCTACGACTACTCAAACGATGCTGTATGGTCAGATTTGAAGGTAAAAATCAAAGAACGTGAGGACTTCCTTAGGTCAATAAAGTATTTCATTGATGTAGTTGACGAAAATACTGGCGAAGTTACAAGAGTGATGCAGGCAGGAAAGAAGGTCACAGATTACATTAAATCTGAATTTTAATGTTAGAATTAATTATCTTAATCATAGTAGCTGACTTAGTAATAAGTTGGCTGCTATCAGACAAAAAAAAGAAATGAAAAAATATTTTGAAGACCCAGCAGAAAATACGAACCCATGGTTTTTGGTGTCGTTTTTCTTATTCTCAATTATTTGCCTACTTTTAAAGGCATTAATTTAAAAAATCAAGTCCGAAAGACCTTTTTTGCAAACGGTTAATTTCGGGCATGATAACAATTTCACCTGATTTTTTTGGGTGCGATTGCAACAAGTCGGAGACGACAGTAAAGTTCTTTTAACCGCAAACCAAATGCGAAACAAATCAGTTGTGAAATCCGAGAGAGAAAATCCGAGCGAAAGTAACGTGATTAGTCAGTACCAAGCTGGCGAACTTTCAAAGTTGGGTGTAACTTTCACGACACTTGGAAATTGTCTTTGCGGTTAACAAGGTTTCCCGATTAGCTCATTGGTAGAGCAGGTACATTAATTAGTATTAAGGTCGGAGGTTCGATTCCTTCATCGGGAACACGTAATTTCAGGTTTATTAGTTAAGATTGGGGCAGGTTCTGCTTGCTCCAACTTTTTTTAATGATTTAAACAAATAACAACAATGAAAGAAGGATTTAAAACTTGCACGAATTGCAACATAATATATAAAGTAAGCGACTCTCCTTCTGGAAAAGAAAATTGTAGAGATTGCTACAATGCTAACAGGAAGATAGTGAGGCAAGAATTAGCAGAGAGAAATGGGTGTAGAAACTATGCCCATTACATGAAATTAAAAAAAATAGAAAAAATCAACGAAGATAAGAGCCGAGAAGTATGGGCTGAAAATCTTTTAAAAACTTATTTATGATTAAGATATTAATGGTAATTTTAGCCTTAAACACAAGTCACAAGGTGTCGTTCTACAGCGACCAGTTCCATGGCAGGAAAACAGCCAACGGTGAAGTGTTCGACAAGAACAAGCTAACTTGTGCAGCCTTGAGCAATTACAAGTTCAAGGATAAACTAAGAGTGACTAACTTGAATAACAACAAGAGCGTGGTGGTGGTTGTGAACGACATAGGTGGCTTTGCGAAGTACGGCAGAACCTTGGACTTATCCGAGGCAGCATTTAAGAAAATAGGGAATTTAAAAAAAGGAGTATTAACAGTTAAAATTGAAAGATTATGAGCAAGGAAGAAATTAAGGAAAAGTACGGCATTGAGCCAATAATGGAAGAGATGTGGGTGTGGGATAATCATCCAAAAGATGCGTCTTTATTGCTGGTCATTTATAAGAGACCCGGATGTGATTATCCTTATCAGTGCATTGACAAGGTTGGGTATGAGGATTTCTTTTATTACGCATCAGAAACAAACCCGAACGAGCCAAAGCAGCCACAAGTGGGTGACATTGGATATTTCTGGGATGATGATGAAAGTTACCTTTGTAGTGTTTTAAAAAATATAGTCCAAGATGGCAGACCAGCTTACTATTGTAGCTTAGGTTTGTGGTTTACCAATTTTTCAAAAGAGAAACAACCATGGATGAAATAAAAAACAAGTACGGCATTGAACTGATTGGTAAGGAAATGTGGGTGTGGGATGATGATAAATTAGACGCACAGTTTAGGTTGGTTTTGTATAAGAATAATGATAAAACTCACTCTTACAAGTGTTTGTTTGGCTTTTATGCAAATGCATCAGAAAGAAACCCGAACGAGCCACAAGAGCCACAGCTTGGAGATATTGGCTATTTTTGGGATTTCCAAAAAGCCTATGCCTATGGCGAATTGATAAAGATTTACGAAAACCAAACCCATAAATATGCGGCTTGCACCAATTCTTTTTTTATTAACTTCTCGAAAGAGAAACAACCTTGGATGAAATGAAAATAAACGAAGATTTATTACAGAAAGTATTGCAGATTAAACAAAACGAAAAGAAACCTTTAAAACGTGGCTTTAAAACGTGGCTTAAATATATCTACAATTACAAAAGCGAAAGTTTATCTTTATGAATGGAGAATCTATTGCCTTTGACGTTTTGGACGATACATACATCACCATGCCAGCAGATGCAGGTAACGATGTCACCAGCGGAGGCATATTTTAAATCCTTTTTGTAGGACACTTTATCTTCTAAAAGTTTGTATTTTTGCATAAAAAAACTTGCTATCTTAATTAAAATAGCAAGTATGTTTTTTTTAATCTTAAAATATATAACGATGAAAAGACAAATATAATAATTATTTTTACATAAAAAATGAGTTATCTATGTTAAATAATCCAATTGAGTTAAGGAAAATTTCTATTGACATAAAACTTAACAATAAGTTTTCGACCAGATACATTAATACACCTCAATCCATTGAAATTGAAGAAATGTATCTCAAGTATAGAAATGCTGAAAAATTGGCAAAAGACATTAAAATTGACAAAAAATCAAGATATTTTGTAGTTATAGACGGTTCATTTTTCTTTGGAGACTTTATCGAAGCGTTAATTGTTGAAAATAATTGGAATTGCAAAAAGATTATTATTTCAACACTTTCAATGAATCAAAACAATGTTGATTCACTCGCAAACCTAATAAACGGTAATTTCGTGCAAAGCCTTGATTTGATAGTTTCTGATTTCTTTTTTTCGCATGAAAGAAGTTTTTTGATTCCTTACATTTACGAAAAACTTGATATTGATAATAGATTCCAATTAGCAGCAGCCGGAACACATTGTAAACTTTGTATTACAGAAACCGAATGTGGTAAAAAAATCGTAATACATGGAAGTGCAAACCTAAGGACAAGTTCGAATATCGAACAATTTGTAATTGAAGAAAATGAAAGTCTTTATGATTTCAATTATGAGTTTCAGACAAACATTGTAGATAAGTATAAAACAATTAAAAAATCCCTAAGAGGGTCAAAATTATGGCAAACGGTAGCAACGGAAAAGGCGGGAATCGTGGAGGAAAATTAAAACCAACCGCAGCAGCAAGAAGAACACCACTAAGAGATTCACGAACTGGAAGAGCAGTTAGTGTTCCTTTTTAATAACATCGGAATAACAACGGTATGAAAGAAGAAAAACAACCACATGGAGGAATGTTGCTTCGACCAGAAAAAGGCGAAACAAACAATCCAAATGGAAGACCCAAAAAGTCTTTTTCTTTAATGAACGAAACATTAAAGAAGGAAGGCTATGAGCCTTTGACAAAAGGGCAACTAATGGAAGCCTATTCATTACTTTATTCTCTTAATGAATCCAGAATTTCGGAACTTGCAGAAGATGAAACCCAACCATTGGCAATTAGATTAATCATTCAAGAAATGACAGAACCACATAGCAGAGGGAAAGCATTAAATGACATGAGAGATTATTTATTCGGGAAAGCAAGAGAGGAATTAAAGATTATCGAGGAACAACCATTATTCCCAGATGCAAACTAATGAGACAGAGCCATTCATAAGAACAACTGCTATAAACATGATGTTGGCACTCGATAAACGCATTAAAGGCATTCAAGGTGGCACATCAGCAGGCAAAACGTTCGGTATTTTACCAATATTAATCAACAAAGCCATAAAAAAATCTGGACTTGAAGTTTCAGTTGTGGCTGAATCAGTTCCGCACCTTAAAAGGGGTGCAATGAAGGACTTTAAAAAAATAATGATTAAAACCAAGCGGTGGAATAATTCATCATGGCACAGTACAGACAGTATTTATAGATTTGCCAACGGATCATCGGTTGAGTTTTTTTCAGCAGACAATGACGCTAAATTAAGGGGTGCAAGGCGTGATATATTGTACATGAATGAAGCCAACAACATGACACTTCATGCATACAATGAACTCGCATCAAGAACCAAACAAGACGTTTGGATGGATTGGAATCCGACAAGCCCATTTTGGTTTCATGAAGAGCTAAAAGGTGATTCAGACGTTGATTTTCTTGTAATCAATTACACCCACAACGAAGCATGCCCACAGTCAGCCGTTGATTTTATTCTAAAAGCCAAAGAAAAATCCAAAACATCAAAGTTTTGGGAAAATTGGTACAATGTTTATGGGCTTGGTAAAATTGGCAGTATGGATGGTGTTATATTTAGCAACTGGCAGCAGGTAGATTCTATTCCAAAAGAAGCAAAGTTATTTAGTTACGGCATGGACTTTGGTTTTACAAATGATCCGACAACATTAGTAGCTGTTTACCGGTACGACAACAAATTAATTATAGACGAATTAATATATCAAACAGGATTACTTAATTCAGATATTGTAAGACTATGTAAGAATTTAGAAGATAGAAACGTTTATATCACAGCAGATAGTGCAGAACCTAAAAGTATTGAGGAAATAAAGCGAGCAGGTATTTATATTAAGGCGGCAAACAAGGGCAAGGATTCGATTAATCATGGAATTGATATATTACAACAGCATGATATATTAATAACGTCTAAAAGCGTTAATTTAATAAAGGAGTTTAGGAACTACACATGGGATGCTGATAAGGCAGGGAATAAATTAAATAAACCTATTGATGCTTATAATCATGGGATTGATGCATTGAGGTATGCCTGTGAAGGTTTAAGCGTTCCAAAATTCAACCTTTGGGATATTTCGTAAATAAATTATACATTTGCATTTAAAACATTAATTATGGGGGCTTTAAAGTGGTTAGGATTAAATAGAAAGAAGTCTATTGAGGTGCAAGACCCTCAAGTGGTCAAAATTGTTTATAACGGCGATTTTGGCGGTTATAGACCTTTGGTTTATTTCGGAGACGAAACGCAAGTTTATATTGACCAAGGTTTTTTAGGCAATCATGTCATTTTTACCATCACCGACTGGGTAGGGCGAAAAATGGCATCAGTCAGCCCGATTGTTTACAGGGTAAAGAACAAGACAGCCCTAAAGCAATACAAAGCCTATCAATCCAATTTCAATGTTAAGAATATTGCCAAAATTAATGAGTTAAAGAAAAAAGCATTTGAAAAATTAGAGTTAGAAGATCACCCATTGGTTGAATTGCTTAATAAGCCAAACCCGACACAGAACTGGGATGAGTTTGTTTATGGCTATTTAGTTTACAAAAAGTTTGTAGGTAGATGTTTTATCAAAGGTTCAAGGGTAGAAAATAGCGTAAGAACAAAAGGATTTCAGCAGATATACTTACTACCTGCACAGCACATAATTTCTGAATCAGGAGAGGGAGCGACAGTAATAGCCAACTATGCAGACAAAAGACAACCTCTTAATAAGATAGCGACGGATGAAGTTTGTGTAATTAAAACCTTTTCGCCAGTTGCTGGAGGTTTTGATGGCACTTCAATATTTAAGTCAGCCCGAAAGCTATTACAAAAATCTTCGGATGCCTTAGACGCAGAAACTGAAACCATGCAGAACAGGGGTGCAAAGAAAATAGTATTTCCAAACCTTACACCAGACCAGCTTAGTTCCATAAGTATGCCGAGCGATAGCCAAGAGAGCAACGCAAACGAGAAGCTAAGGAAAACTATTAAGGAAGCAGGAAACGGAGGGATAGCGTTAAATTCTATTCCTTTGGGTTCACTTGACCTTGGTTTAAGTCCAATCGATTTAAATATACTTGCTTCAAAGAGCGTTGATGATAAAGCTTGGTGCAGTTTGTTTCATGTAAACTCAATGGTGGTGCTTAATGACCACGAATCGGCAAGTTACGACACAATGCAGCAGGGCAAAGTTTCAAGCGTAACAGATGGCGTAATACCAGAACTTGAAGCATTAAAGAACGGATTAAATTCGTGGTTGTGTCCAAGTTATGGCGAAGACCTTTACATTGATTTTGATTACACAGAGTTTCCCGAGATGTACGAGGAACTGTTTAAGGTTGCTGAAAGGTTGATGAAAACAGAATCGGTAACGATTAATGAAATCAGAGACGTAATCAAGTACGATGCCTATACAGGTGAAAATGCGGACAAGATTTTAGTTTCCGGTAGCAAAAAGATTCTTGATGATATTATGTTTGATTTGCCACAGGTACAAGGTTCTAATTTAAATCTATGACCAAGCAGGAGAAAGTATTATTATCAAAGGCAATTCAAAGGGAACTTATTAAGGTAGAAAAAAAAGGTTATAGAATCTTTTACAATGCTTTAAAAGAATCAGCAGAAAGAGTAATGCCATATTACGAACAGAGGGGCGTAATGGATACCTTATTTTCTTTAAATGTGCTTTTAGATCCGGAGCCAATCGCAAGGGCTTATGAAGAGTTTTATTCACAGGCAATGACCAGCTTATTAGTTTCTAATCTTAGGATAATGATTAGGCAAGTTGGAGGCAAATTAAACAAAGATGCAATCCAAGATATTAATATAGGGTTTAGAAGTGAAGAGATAATTGCACAGACAGCAGACGAAGCTAAAAAGATGGGACTTGGTGCGAATATTGTAAAAATCAATGATTACACCCGGGCGTTAATAAAAAAAGAGATTGAAGATGGTTTGGCGTTAAACCTAACCAAAGACCAGATAGCCCGAAACATCAAGAAAGTTACAGAAGGCACTATTTCAAAAATGCGAGCGTTACGGATAGCACGAACAGAAACAACGCACGCCAATAGTAAGTCCACCAAAGTATTATCGAACGGGATACCGTTTAAGCAAAACAAAATTTGGATTCCACGACTTGATGGAAGGGAACGCCCAGAGCATGGGGCAATGATGGGCAAGCCTGCAATTCCCAAGAACGAATTGTTTTTAGTTGGTGGTGAATATTTAGAATATCCGGGTGACCCGAATCATGGTGCATCGGCTTCTAATAATGTTAATTGCAGGTGTTCTGTTCATTACATACCAATAGCACCAACGGAGGAGGAACAGGCAATAACTGAAAGACCAAGTGTTTTGAATTACCTTAAAAATCTACTGAAAGGACTTCTGTTAAAAATAATTTTAAATTAATCCTTTTTTTATGCACAAAAAAACTACCGACAAAGTCAGTAGTTATTAAATTTACCTTAACAATTAAAACTATTTTTCCAACTTATTACTTCTTTTCACTTGCCCAAGAGTTACCATTTCTTTCGGGTTCTTTCCATAATGCAATCTCGCATTCTTACAGTAGCGTTTTGCCGTATTAATGGCAATATCAAAGTAATCAGCAACCTGCTGCGAGGTCACCGTTTTATCTTCTCTTTCTTCTTGGGTCATACTTTTAGTAAAACTTAAAGTACAAAAATAGCAATTTAGGAATCACTACACAAATTAAACTATTCCTTTTGTCGTTTTTTGTGTAAAATATTTTTTTTTGCACAAATGAAAAGTAAAGGTATAAATGGTGATATTCTTGATTTATCAGGGCGGACAGTAGTAGCCTATGTGTCTAAGTTTGGCAATATAGACTTGGATGGTGACATGATAATGAAAGGAGCATACACCAGATCCATTAATGCCAGAGGCAAAAGCGGAACAGATGAACTTTTCCATTTAAGCAATCATAGACCTTCACCCGAATTTGTTTTATCCAAGCCAGAGTTTGAAGAAGATTCATTTGGCTTAAAAATGACGTCTAAAATAGTAGATACAACGCATGGCAATGATATTCTAAAATTATACCAAGCTGGATTAGTTTCCCAACATTCAGTAATGTTTTCAGTGCCAAAAGACAAATGGGAAACCAAGAAGTCCGGAGATGGCACAGAATATACTTCAATAACAGAAGCTAAGTTGTACGAAGGTTCAACAGTGGTTTGGGGTGCAAATCCAGAAACACCAACAGTAGAATTAAAGTCTTTGTACAAAAGCCATTTTGACAATAATATTATTACAGCATTTGAAAGAATGCAGAAACTAACTAAGGCACTTAAAAAGGGAACGTTTACAGACGAGATGTTTCCATTATTGGAGTTACAGTTAGAGTTTACAAAGAATTTTATACTTGAAGAAATTGAAGCAATTAAAAGCACTCAGACCGTAACAGCACCTGAATCGCTTAAAACAACGGAGGTTTCTAAAGATGAATCAATAGTTAAATTTTTAAAAGAATTAAATAAAGAATTATAATGAGCGAAGAATTAAATTCAGCAAAAACAGAATTGCTTGAAAAGGTAAAAGGTTTAGTAGAGAAAGCCAAAGGAGATGCCACAAACGATGCCAGTGCAAAGATTGAAGCTAAGGCGGTGGAATTGGCTGCAAAGATTGAGAAGTCGGCTGACAAGGCAGAATTTGACAGTTTTAAAGATGCCATTGCAAAACAAGTAGATGCTTTGGAATTGAAATTAAAGAACAATGCAGAAAGCAAAACAAAAGAGGTTGTTTCTATTAAGCAAGCGATTTTAAACTCTATTGAGGAGCAAAGAGAATCAATAGACAGAATCGTTAAATCTGATGGCAAGCAAACAGAGCCTTTGTATTTGAAAGCTGCAGTGACAATGGGTCTTGATAACACCATTGAAGCAGGTACAACTTTTCAAACGATTACGCAAAACACAGGCATTGTTTCTGTAATCAGACAAAGACAAGAAAGATATTTGGCGAACGTTTCGGTGGGTTCAACAACAGCAAAGCACGCACTTTGGGTTGAAGAGGAAGATGCACAAGGTACTCCAATCTTTATCGGTGAAGGAGATACCAAAACGCAATTATCGGTTCTTTACAAAGAAAAAACAATGCCAGTGGGTAAAATTGCCGTTTACGGTAAAGTTACAACAGAGATGTTGGCAGATGCTGGTCAGTTGGCTTCATACGTTCAAAACAACTTGTTAAAAAGAGTTTCAGTAGTAACTGAAAACCAACTATTGACTGGTGATGGTACAGGTGATAATTTGAAAGGTTTGAAGACTTATGCAACTACATTCAGTGCAGGGGCTTTGGCTTTGGCGGTTGATAATGCCAACGAGTTTGACGTATTAAACGCAATGGCTTTACAGGTTGAGATTGCTAACGGTATTCCAACAGCGGTGTTTGTACACCCGAGCACAATAGCGAAAATGAAGACTTTGAAGTCGAGTTCAAACGAGCCACTTTACAAGCAGTACACAGATTTCGCTGGTGACATGGTTATCTATGGCATGAGAGTAATTGCAACAACAGCGGTAACTGCTGGAGAGTTTATAGGTGGTGACACTTCAGTGGCTAACGTTTTGTTCAGAGAAGGTCTTTCAATTCAGATAGGCATGGATGGCAACGACTTTACGCAAAACAAGAAAACTATTCTTGTAGAGCAAAGATTGGTGCAATTCGTATCGGCAAACGATACGCCAGTAATTGTTAAAGGTGTATTTAGCACAGCAAAAGCTGCACTCGAAACTGCTTAATCATAACACAAGGGGAGGATTAATTTCCTCCCTTTTTTAAAATTTAAAATATGTTTGAAGTAAAAAAAGAATTTAACGGTCACAAGGTAGGAGACAAAATAAATTTAAAGTCTTACACTGCACATGACCTAATTAAAGAAGGGTATATTATCCAAGCAGAAAAAGTAGTCACAAAAGAAAGAAAGCTAACGAAATGACAAGGACGATATTAAATAGTTGTACACAAACCGAAACAGGCAACGAACTTATTACTTTGAGTGAGGTTAAATCTTACTTAGGCATAAGTACTTCGGTTCATGATACACTGTTAGCAATATTGTTAGAATCAGGAAGACAAGAAGTTGGTTTATACATTAAACAGGCATTAGTAACCACGAGCGTAGAAGCTCAATTCGAAAGCGTAAATGAATACTTTAACCTTCCAATTATACCGTTACAGGGAAATATTACAGTCGTTGATATGGACAATGCATCGGTTTCTTTTACTGTAGGAGGTGGAAATAATCCAAAGGTTAAGTTAACATCAGAGGATCCAATCAAAGTGACATATACAGCAGGTTATGGCAGTTTAAGTGATAACCTTAAAATGATAGTCATAAAGAAGGTAGGAGAGGATTTCGAGTTTAGAACAGGCATAACATTAACGACAAGCAATTTACTCCCAAACAACTGGAGAGAATCGGCTTTAAAATATAGAAGTTCATGGCTGATGTAGTTTTAAACTTTGGAGACCTTAGAGACCAAATCGGATTTTATACGGTAACACCGACGGCAGATGGTGGTGGAGGTTATACCAGCACTAAAACTTTGTCTTTTGAAATATTCGCTAAAATAGTACCTAATGGCAGGGCTAAGATTGATGGTCAAGGCATACAGATATTTCAGGAAGTTTTTGACGTTTGGATTAGAAACGAGGTAACGATTAACGATACTATGCTGGTTAAATATAATTCTAAGGATTACAGAATATTATTCGTTGAAAACGTTGAAAATAGAAATAAGATTTTAAAACTTAGAATTGCAACAAAATGAAAGTAACAGCACTGAAAAATATTGATTCATTAAAATATGGTTTTGTGGGTCAGGGAGAAGAAAAAGAAGTGGATGAGGAAATAGCATTAATTTGGATAAAACAAGGTTTAGCACATGGCAGAGATAACAGTGAAGGGGATGCAGGCACTAAAGGCAAAACTAAGAAACCTTGACGCTCAAGTAACCACAAGGACTAAGTTTGCTGTTGCTAAAGCTACTCAAAACATACAACTAAAGGCGGTTTTAATAGTTCCAGTAGATAAAGGAAAACTAAAACAAAGCATTAAGTCAAAAATTGATAAAAACGGATTGATAGGCAGAATTTCAGCGACAGAAGATTATGCACCTTATGTAGAGTTTGGAACAGGGCAGTTTGTAAAAGTTCCAGAAGGGTTTGATAAAATGGCGATGAGTTTCTTTGTTAACGGCAAAGGGAAATTAAAACCAAGACCATTTTTGATTCCAAGCTGGGCAAGTGAAGTTCCAATTTTTAAAGCAGATTTAGAGAAGATAATTAAAGACTTGAAGTTATGAAATGGGCAGGATATGAATTACGGAAAGCTTACGTTACAGCGATAGGGAACTCCATAACAAGTTCTGGACAAGTTGTAAAAGTTTACGACATGGAAGCACCGATTAATTCACCAAGACCATTTATAATTTTAGGTTCATACGTTCAGACAGAAGACCAGAACTCTAAGGACAATTTCGGAGGAACTGCAACGTTAAATATTGAAGTTAACACAGAGGTTATTCCAACGTATGGAGGTAGGAAACAAGCTGACGATATATTAAACGCAGTTTTAACAATCGTTAATCCAAGCAGAGACACAATTAATTTAACAAGTACAATATTTAATTTTGTCAGTTTAGAATTAAGTGGTAGTTTTGATGGGTTTAATGATGGTAATAGTGAAACGAATTACAGGACAGTAGCAATTTTGCAACATAAATTTTTTGAAAAATAATATAATACAATGCCAAGCGGAAAATTTAACGGAAAAGACATGAAGGTTTACACTGTATCTGGTGGAATAGATACTTTGATAACGGATACAGATTCGAGTGAAATTAGTTTCACTATGTCGCCAATAGACACTACAACCAAAGATTCAAATGGTTGGAGAGAAGTAATAGCAGGTTTAAAAGAAGGTTCAATTTCTATTAGTGGAATGGTGAATTATTCAGGAACAAACCAAGTGGATGAACTTGTTAATGCTTTGGTAGCGGGTACACAGTTAACTGTTAAGTTTAAGACTACAACCACAGGAGATACAACTTACCAATGGGCTTGCTTTGTGACCAGTGTGCCATTGACATTTGGACAGGACGAAGCAGCGACATTTACTTGTGATTTAACTCCGACAGGAAGTCCAACTATTGATGTATTATCAGCATAATATGAAGGGATTAGTAGAGTTCAAAAATAGCGAGGGAGAAGTTGTTATCAGTTGTTTATTTGTGATGACTTCAATCATGAATTTTTGTAAGGCAAGAAAACTTTCTTTTACGGAGTTTGAAAAAGAAATGTCTGATAGTTCGGACATGATCAAGGTTGTAGATAATTTTGTAGGAATGGTTTATCATGGTGCTAAAACTTATGCTTCATTTAATAGACAACCTTTTGATAAAACAGAAGAAGAAGTTTCAATACTAATAGACATAAATGGTTTGATGAGCCAAGAAAGTTTAATTACCATGAACAGGGCTTTGTAT